GGATATAGACGATCTTAGCATTGGGCTTGAAAATACAGCTACGTCAGATGCAGAATTCATTGACGCCTTGGGTGATTGGGGCACAGGAGACACAACTGGTATAGATGATACTGGCAGTGGCGGCACTATAGGAGGTGCATGATATGGCAAACTATTTTAATTTTTTTCCAAAAACAGCATATTACAAAGATAAAGATTCAACATCACTAGATGTTATAACTAATATTACAGTTAGATATAATTTTAGTAATGATTTGAAAAAAAACTCAGCTGCGTATTACAAATATAAAGTAAAAGATGGTGACACGCCAGAAAATTTGGCATTTAAGATTTACGGTTCTTCCGAAAAACATTGGATAATTTTAACAATGAATGACATTGTAGACCCAATTTATGAATGGCCTCTTTCACAAAGATCGATAGCTAAATTTATTGAATCAAAATATTCATCACCAAGTTTTTCGGATACAGCAAACACAGAGGTTAGTGGCACAACTTGGGCAAAAAATAATATTCAAGCTTATTACAAAATTGAAACAAGAACTAATCTTTCAAATGGATTGTTTAAAAAAAGTACAATTACAGTTGATGCAAATACTTATAACAATGTTATTATATCAACAACAAACTACACCTTAACAGATGGAACACCTTTGAGAGTTGTGGTGTCAAAGGAAACAGAAAACTATTATGATTATGAAACTCAATTAAATGAAAATAAAAGGGAAATAATAATTTTAAAACCTGAATTTTCAAAAGATGTTGATGAAGAATTTAAAAGAATAATGGGTGACACTCTATGAGTGATTTTAATTTAAGGCAATCCACAGACTATAGAATTAATGAATTAACTTTAGTTACAAAAGGTGGCAAAATAGATATACGCCAAATGTTTGAAGAAATTAACATATATGAAAGTATGTTAGCTCCCTGCATTTCTGGTGATATTATCATTAGTGATGCCATAGGATTGTCTTCTCAATTGTTAATTGATGGATCAGAATTACTTTTGATTGATATAGATAAAGGTGCTGGTTTTGGTAATATTAAACGAGCCTTTAGAATTTATAAACAATCGGATAGAAAAAATAAAAATCAAACAAGTGAGGTTTATGTTTTAAAATTTGCTTCTGAAGAAATTATTTTGTCTGAACAACAAACATTGTCAGAGTGTTATAAAGGAACTTATACCGATATAGTTAAAAAAATACTAGTCAATAAATTAAAAGTTTCTGGAAACAATTTTAAAGAAAGAAATTTTGAAAAATCAGTAGGTGCAATTGATGTAATTATACCCACGTTAAAACCTTTTGATGCTATAAATTGGTGTTCAAAGAGAGCAATTGATTCAAAAGGACAACCAACATTTTTGTTTTTTGAAAATGATGGTGGTTATAATTTTACAACCTTGTCAAAAATCATGCAACAAGAACCCATCTTTTCTGTAAACTTTGATGTTAAAAATTTAAGTGATGAAAATGGTGATCAAAACTTAAAGGCTGAATTGCTTGGTGCTAGAGCTATGGAAGTTATAAGTCAATTTGATTTTATTAAGAATACTCAAGCTGGTGTTTTTGCTGGAACATATGTTGGAATAGATCCATTAACTAGGCAAATAATATCTGAAAAGAAAACTTTTAATACTTCGTATGGATCAACAAGTCACGCTAACAGAAATCCTAATTTGCCAATTGATACAAATAAATTAAATAAAACAAACTCTCAAATGGATCAGTCTAGAGTAGTTTATCATTTAACAACTGGACCAAGAAATCAATCTCAATGGATTAAAAACGGAGAGCCAGGATCTTTAACTACTAATGATGTTCCACAGAAGTACTCATATGCTAGAAAAGCAATATTTCAAAATTTTACAGCTCAAAGATTGAAGTTAGCTTTACCTGGAAACTTTTTGATATCTCCAGGTAAAACTATTAATTTAGATGTTCCAAAACGATCTTTTAATACTAGGGGTGCAGATAACTCTGATGTAACATTAAAAGGAAAATATGCTATTCTTTCAACAAGGCATATTATAAAATACAAGATGTTTGAAACTATTGTAGAGGTTGTAACTGATTCTTCTGCCAAACCAATTGTTGCGGCTAATAGAGAATTAACACAAATTTTAGGGAGTTATTAAAAATGTATGGATTAGATTCACCAAATCCAAATAATTGGACAGCTGTTATTGAAAGTTATGCTGATCCTTTAAAGAGTGGAAGGCTTCAGGTTCGAATTAACGGATTTCATAATCTTGATAAAACAATTTTACCAACAGATTGTTTACCATGGGCTCAAGTTGCTGTGCCTGTTAATGGGTCAGCAACAACTCATGCACCAAAGATTGGAGATTGGGTTATTGGTTTTTTTCTTGATGGAACTGACGCTCAATTTCCAATTGTAACTCATGTTCTTCCAGGAATTAACACAGTTCTTGTAAAACAACCAGTTGGTGCACCAAAAATGCCTGCAGGTCAGCTTGGATTTTCTGACCGACCAGGAGAACCTTCTTTGCCTCCTTTAGCAAGAGAGATTGTGCAATTTACCGCAATAGATACTTCAAATAGAAGTAGAGCACACGTTTGTGATATTTCATATGAGGTTGATCAAACTGTTTCTGCTATAAAAACTCTTTTTGGTCCAGTGTTTGATGTAATTAGAAAACTTATCAATGCTGCCATTGGTGCTACGTGTCTTGATCCAACTGGAATTTCAAAAACGATTGTAGATATAGTTAGAAAAGTTACTGCTTTTATAAAAGAATTTACAAGAGTAGTAAAAGAAGTACAAAAAACTATTAGTGGTTGGATAGAAGTTGCTAGAAAAGTGAGAGCAATGATTGATTACATTCTTAGTTTACCTGCCAAAGCAGCTGCTTTTTTTGCGGATTGCGTGAAGAAATTTACAGCAATTTTAAGAAAAGGCCTTAAAGATTTATTTACAGGTTTGGCTGGTGATGTGGACACTGGCGGTATTGGAGAAATAATAACTGCTGTAAACGAGGGTGTTGCGGCCAGCCAAGAGTTGGCCAACGCAGGTACAAGACTTCTTGCGACAGTTCAACCTGCAAGCATAGCATCAGCACTTCTTTCACCAACAAGTCAAGCTGAAGTTGATGCTGCAGGCGTAGCTATGAACAAATTAATTAGTGATGCAGGCCCAATAAATAGCCCACTTGACGTTGGCCAAGGACCTTGATATAAAAGTGAAATAATAAAATATGTCAGATACATTTATACCTTATGACAGAGAAGTGGAATTTCCTCCAAAGCCCGCCGATGTTCAAGACTATAGTTGGACTGAGCCGGAATCTCCTGCTTCAATAGAATATCCACCAAAATATCCATTTAATAATATTACGCAAACTCCATCTGGACATATGTTTGAGATGGATGATACTCCTGGTGGAGAAAGAATACGTATACACCATCGTTCAGGAACATTTACAGAAATGCATCCAAATGGTGATGAAGTACATAAAATTTATGGTGATGGTTATGAAATTATTACCAAAAATAAAAATGTTTTAATTAGTGGTGTTTGCAATGTCACTATTGAAAAAGATTGTTTAATCCACGTTAAAGGCAATAAAAAAGAATTGATTGACGGTAATTACAGTATTGTTGTTAAGGGTGATTATACTGTTACAGCTCAAGAAACTGCCAGTATAACATCAAAAGATACAGTCAGTCTTATGGGAGATACATTGTCACTTAGAACTCCTGACGTAGTTATTACCGGTAACATGGTTGTCGATGGCGCCTTAGACGCATATACAGTTAGCTGTGCTACACTTACTGCCAGAGCTGGTGTTAGCTGTGGACTAGGAGATCCAGGTAATCCATTAAAAGGCCAAATTCCAGTTCTGCCTACAGGTATTTTTTCTTCGACAACAATTACAGCTTTGCTTTCTGTGGCGGCGCCATTGGGAACTTTTGGCATTATGAATGCTGTGTTGATGACAGACACAGTAAATACGGCACTTCACAACTGTCACTTTCATGTGGGCTTCAAAGGACCTACAGGTCCACCAATTCCAAAAATGATTTAAGGATATATTATGGCAAATTTATTTGATAAAACAGGTTTTAATTTTAATGACACCACTGGTACCATAACGACATTACCAAACACGGCTATTAATCAATTAAACACCGTACCATCTTTGTTACCAAGTCAATGGATGATTGATGATTTAAACAATAATGATACTGGTGGTTATCATGTAAACCCTGTGGCTAATTCTTGTAATACCATTTGGAGTTCTTCAAATACATTAATTACAATTACTAGTGGATTACAAGGTTCTGGTAATTTAACGGCTTTATGGACTACAATTACATCAGATTTAAGAAATATTGCTGGATATAGTGTTACAACTGGAGATGCTGAGAATCCACCAATTGTCACTACAAAATTTACTGGCCAAATGGAAGAATATTTGGCTCATACCTATAGAATTTCAGGTGTAGTTCCGATTACTGCAAACGTAGATGCGGCCTCAAAACCACACCTTGAACAAGCCATACAAATTGGCCGAGCTTTGATGTATTTGATATATCAAACAGATGGCCGAGAAGACAATGCGCCTATGTTGGGTAGTTTTACTAGTATTTTGGTTGCTAATACAATTAATGAATATGCTAATGTTATCGTTTCATACGCTAATACAATCAATGCAAGCATTACAGTAACTACAAGTGGTACTCCACCAGATCCCGTTGTTACAACAAGAACTTCTAATCTAAATTATGCCACAGTAAACACTATTGCTACAGCTGCGAATAGCCTGAATAGTATTTTTTATACAAGGCGAGTGCATGATGAGAATTTTTACACCAAATCAAGTGATTTGGTTAATGAAGCAAAGTCTATTAGCAGATATGCCTCTTTGGGTTCATCCGAAACTAGTTTAATTGATAATTTAGTTGGTTCCGATAAATTAAAATCTAGGCTTGCTACCCAGTAACATAAATATAAAATGGCAACAACAACAACAAGAGAATGGCGAGACTTGGATTTGAATTTTGCAATTCATCCAATCCGTAAAGACATTAACAAACACAGGGCTGAGTTTGCGGTAATTAATTCCATTAAGAATTTAATTTTAACTAATCACTATGAGATCCCTTTTCAACCAGAAATTGGATGTAATATTCGAAAACTTTTGTTTGAACCATTGGATATGATTACGGCATCTTTAATTGACCGTGAAATTGTAGAAACAATAAAAAATTTTGAGCCAAGAGCAAATGTTACAAAAATTGTTGTTTCCGCAGATTTTGATAACAATGGTTTTAAAGTTGAATTATTGTTTCAAATTATTAATAGAACCGATCCAATAGCAATCAAATTTTTCTTAGAGCGAGTCCGATAAATGGCAGATAATCGTTTACAAGTTGCAGAGCTTGATTTTGATACAATCAAAACCAATTTAAAATCATATTTAAAACAACAAACAGAATTTCAAGATTACGATTTTGAAGGCTCTGGGCTTAATGTTTTAATTAATCTTTTAGCATATAATACTCATTATAATGCATACTATCTTAATATGGTAGCTAATG